AAAATACCAACAGCATCGGTTGCAGTAGTTGTGGTTGAAACACGGCTCAAAGTACCACCTGTGTTCAGACGTACAACGTCACCAAAGAAAATGGCGGTTGTAGAACCTGAAGCGATGGGAATTTGACGAGTTGCACCAGCAAATACCTGACCACCGATCAAATTGATCGGTCTGAACCCATAGGGTCCGTCTACGGTAGGATAAGCCATTTAAAACTCCTAATTAAGTTTAGTTACCTTTTCCAAAAGTCACCGTGGATTTTTTCTCATTAAAGAGGGGCATCCTTGGGTCATTCTGGCGCATTAAGCTATTGTCTACAGCATCCATCTGACTTTCTGCTTGAATTCGGTAATGTTTATTACGTTGTTCAACAAAATCTTCTGGAGTTTTGCAAAGCAATAACCCGCCAATCTCAATGTTGTCCTTAAAACGACTATTGGGATCAACTAGCAGTTGAAATTTCGGCTGTTCCTCAAGTGCTACTGGTTCCCATCCCTCCCTTAGTTTTCCAGAGAGATTGCGTGGATCCAATTGATTCAAAGTCGAAACCCTAATCCATCGATACGCATACCCAGCCTGTTTATCAGGCTCAGGAAGCAATTCTGCTGGCGCCCACTGCTTAGGACGTTCGCTTGTTGCTCGTGTATCTACTTCACGTTGTAATCTAGTGTTTGCCATTTTAAGACTCCATTTTTAAAAGTTCACGGGCGTATTGCTCAGGCGTTAGTCCTAACTTCTTCGCTATAGATAATTGGGATGTATTCAATCTTATCTTCTTTGAAGAGGTACTTCTACTCGCAGGAGCAACAACTGTACTCGGCTTTACCCGATCAGTCGGTTTAGTGTCATCTACCACGTCCTGAAAATTCTCAGGGAACCTTTTACGCATTGTGTCATCTATGCGTCTGTAATACTCATCAGTCGTAGCGTAAGCCATACCGTTTTCTTTTACTAGCTTTTCATGTAAGCCTAAAGCTAGACTGGTCATTTCGTCATCCTGACCAAACCAAGAATTACGTTCTTGCCAAGCAGTTGCTTTTGCATCACGAGTCGGCTCTTGATACGTCTGTTGTGGTATTTTTACTTCATTTTCTCTTTCTTGTAAAGAGGCACGTTGATTTATATTTTCAGCGTAGTTTGAAGCCTTTTCGACTTTCATCTTAGCGGACGTCATTTTTTCCTGAGCGTCTACTAGTTTTTCAGAGTCTCCAGCCTCATACGCCTCCCTATATTCCCGCTTTGCCATTTCTAATTCACGCTCTGCGGAATCCTTAAAGGAGTCAACGGCTACCTTTTCACTGGTATTGACCTTGCCTTTTAAGGCTTTATTTTCCTCGTAGAGCTTTTGGGCTAAAGCAACAGCCTCTTGCTGTTCTCGCAAGGCTTTTTCTTTTTCCCGCCTTTCATCGTGATAAACACGTCTAAATTGAGCTAGTTTTTCCTTAGCCTCGCTGGAGTACTCGTCCAGTTCGTCTCGATCAAGCTGCTCTACGGTTTCTTTGGGGAGGGGTTCTTTATCTTTATCGACTTCTGGGATGTCATCTTCGATTTCAATTTGAACCTGCTCTGCGTCTACTTCGTGTGGGAACTTATACTCGGTGTTTTCCATATTTGCTCCTATTTACGTTTAATACCACGGGGGTCGTCTACTACCGCTTCCACTGAATCGTCATTAATAATGCGGAAATCCCGCCCATGAATGACTAATCGGCTGCCAGCATTTGGTCTTACAAGGATAAAATCGCCTTTTTTACACCAAGCACCATTTGGAAAGCGGGCTGGATCTTTATAGCAATCTGGTCCTAAATCCACAACGAACAATACGGTTGTCAACAATTCGTCATATCTTAGGGTTTCATCTGCCTTAATAATCCCGCCATCATGCTCCTTTTCCACCTCTGGAATGGCACATAGTATTCTGTACCCCGAAGGTTTAGGGAGTTGTGTAGCTTTTTCTTCGTTTGACTTATTTAGCAGTTGTGTCAGATCCACTGCCCTGTCTAAGTCTAGAGTTTCACTCATTCATTCTCTCCATTTTGTCTTTGAGGTCTAATATGTAACCCTTTGCGACTAGCAGACCTCGAATCTCCCCGCAAACTCGTTGATACTGTATGTGATCCATGTTTCCGACCACTACAGCATTCTTTAATTGGTCAGCTTTGTCATCTATCTGACCCATTAAAACGTCAATTTCTGTCATTTTTTAGTTTTCTCCATCATTTGGGATAGGACTTGAGCCTTTTGAACATTGGTTTGGTCTTTTTTATGTGCCATTTCGATGCCCATTCTGGTTCCTTCTATCTGTTCTTTGCGATCTAGCTCGTCTTTTTCCTTGGAAATCTTAGCTCCAAGCTTAGTTCCCTCTAGTTCGCCTTGAATCATGATGCGTTCACGCTCAATATCCAACTGTTCCTGCTTGAGAGCGACATCGGCTTGATCCTTCTGCATCTTGCGTTGAACGTCCTGCTGCTTAATTTGGAGTTCTTGCATCTGCATCTGGATAATTGGGTCTTGAGCCTGCTGGGCAGCCTGTTGTTGAGCCGCCTGAGCTTGATTTTGCTGAAGAAGCTGGGTAGAAGCCTGAGCCACCAGACGAGAAATCTGTACTTCGTATTCTTCTGGGATAGTTTCTTCATCGTCCTTGAGGTATGGCAGAGGCGCACCCAACTGTTGCTCAATCATCTGGCGGTACTTAAAGCCAAAATGCTCGGCAATATGAGCCTGTAAGGCAGCGGTCATCATCTGAGCCTGTGGATTCTGACCAATAACGGCTGCGGTAGTCGGATCCTGTAAGAAGTTAGTATGAGCCATGATATGAGCGTCTTGATCTTGATAGATAAAGGCTTTTAAAGGCTTATTGGACAATACGTCCATGTTCTCCGTGATGGGATCCTTGGGTTTTTGGTCGTCTTGTAAGGGAATAAGCTTCTGAGCGTTGCGGATTCCCAACACATCTAGCATTTGACGGTGTAGTTGCGGTAGGTTGTAGATCTGAGGCGCATTTTGAGCCAGTTGGAGTACTGCTTGGTACTGTACGATCTTCTGCGCCATCGTTGCCGCATTCGGATCCGACACTGGAATAACCGTAACCATGTCATAGTCACTCTTCTTTGCCTTGCGGCTGCCCTCTTCAGGCTCATAGTTGTACTCTTCAGGCGTGTAGTCACGAATAATATCCTTTAAAAGACTTAATTCCTGCTTCATGGAGTAGTGAATACGGGCTTGTACCGCACTCATCACTTTGAGAGTCCGCTCTAGAATCGCCAGAGTCGTTCCGACTGGGGCGTTAGCAGACATATCAGCGACCTTCATGTCGCCAGCGGAAGCGAATCTGCGACCCTCTTCTACGATTGTTCCTAGGAGGGAATATAAGACTTGGCTGGGTTCCTTGTAGGGCAGGGTCATTAAGTTATCCTTAATGGCTCCCGAAGGGACGTCTACGTCTCTAAACTCACCTGGCGAGATGGGGGTGTCGTCTCCCTTAACTCGCAGACCTCTGGTTTTGAAACCGCCTGGCAGATTCGATAATGTACCAGCATCGACAAGTTGTCGGATAAGAGAAGTACCAGACTTAGCAAAAGCACCGACAAGGTGGATAAGCCCAAAACAATAAAAACCAAAGCCTGGCACGTATCCATAATGGACGAAATGATTCCGCTTTTGTTTGGTTTCATCTTCGGGTCTCCAGTTTCTACGGATTGATAGGACTTTCTGAGTCCCTTTTTCAATCGTTATAACATACGGTAGGGCGATGCCAGTCTCTTTCCCGTCTTCCTTGTCTTCGTAACCAGGCAGGTCTAGGTCTACGTGCATTTCCAAAAGTTTGTAGCGGTCGTCTGAAGTCGCTCTGAAACCCATTTTCTCGGCAATTTTCTTTTCGACTTCGTCCAAAGCCCCGCTAGGTTCTTGAAGTTCTACGTCTCGGTAAAAACCAGCAAACTGAAGTCGTTTAACTTCGTTCTCGGTCTTTCTCATGACGTGTGTAACACGAGGAGACGACTGAAGGCTAGAGGCTCCATAAGGCACTACGATGTCCTCAGCGGGGATAAACATCGAGACTTGACGATCTAGTGCTGGATCAAAATAAACCTTCTTAAAAGCGTTTCCTGCAAGTCCCAGACCCCAGATCATTCTTTCATGTTCTGGGCGGTATTCGACCATAACGTCCGTTAATTGGTAGTTCATGTCGTCTTGAACCCGCTGGGCAGCGTCTTTCTTCTCAGGAGTCTCTTTACCGATCATTACGGTCTTGACAGGACCTGCCGCAGGGAAGGTCTCCATAATGGTCTCGGATTGAAACTTAACGAGGGCTTCGGAGAGGAGGGGATGGTAGACTCCGCAAGCTCCTTCCCACGGTTCTGTCCGCTCTTCGATCTTCATTCCTAAAAGCTCTAGTCCATCTACATAGGTCTGGATCCAGTCTTTTCTGGCACTAATATCGTCTTCAAAGTCGCCTATTAAATCGCCAGCTATCTCTGTTAGTTCGCCCTCGCTCATGTATTCGGCAAGGTTGGCATCGAAGTCTTCGGCTGTTTCTTTGCTAGGTTCTATTTCAATCTCTAGCCCGTCAATACCGATAGTCACTGATTCAGGGTCTACAATCTCAATTTCAATAGGTTCTTCAACAATAGAATCCAATCCGACAGGGGCTTGGTATAGACTTTTTTCAATTGACATAGCGTGTCCTTAGTAATACGCCACTTTTTTGCGTGGCATAAATTGATCTTCTTCATCCGAGTTTAAACGGATAAATCCTCCCTGACGAAATCTTAACAAGGCTTGACTGGTGGAGTCCACAAGGTCGTCATGCTCGCCATTGGGAAAAGAAGCACATTCTTCCATCACCTCTTCCGCCCAACGCTTGTTAGGACACCAGACAAAACCTGAAGCAAACAGATCAGATATAGCGTTTACACGGGCTATCTTATCAGAGCCTTTGCTTGGTGTATATTCCTGTAATGGTATTCCCATCCTACGCATCTCATAGATGAGGGGCGCTCCTGCCGCCTTTTTCTCCACAATCAGGGCATCGGGCGTCCAATCCTTGTAAAGCTCTTGTGCTTTTTTCTTTAGTTCAGGGAACTCTAGACGGTCTTTAAATGCGTCCAAAAGGATGATGTGGGTCGTGTCAAAACCATCGGAGTCCGTTTTATAGAAGACCCCCCATGTCGTACAGGCGGAGTAGTCCGCCCTGTTGTTCTTTTCAAAAGCCGTGTCCCAAGATTGGATAATGAACTCACAGACTGGCGGTTCGTCCTTCTCCCAGATCTGCCACATATCCCGTTTAATAATCGCCCCTTCTTCGGAGGTCGGGTTCTGCTGGTACTGGGCTTCCCATTTACTGACTGGGATCTCGTTTTTGATGGCTTCTAACTCTTTTTTGCTCCAGAACTCACTCCATAAAGGTTTGCCTGAGGGCATGAGAGCAGGAAACTCAATCTGCTCCCAGTCGTCTCCCTCTCGTTTGATGGAGTTATTAAGGATTTGTCCTGTTAAGTCCCGCTTAGACCAGCGGGTCATCACAATAATGATGGATCCGCCAGGCTGTAGACGTTGACGAGGACCAGAAGAATACCATTCGTAGACCCTGTCGAAGACCGCAGGATTGCCTTGCATCGCCTCCTGCTCGGAATGGGGGTCGTCAATGATGAGGACATCCGCACCTTTACCCGTAACAGCACCGCCAACACCAATAGCGAAGTAATCCCCGCCTTTGTTAGTGTTCCACCGTCCCGCAGCCTTGCTGTCTGAGGATAGTTTTGTGGGAAAGAGGGCTTGGTAGTCTGGGGTCGCTACAAGGTTCCTGACCTTACGACCGAAGTTTGTCGCCAATTCTGCTGTATGGGCAGTCTGAATGATTTTCTTATGTGGAAACTTCCCTAGATACCAAGCGGGAAACAGATAGGAAGCAAACTCCGACTTAGTATGGCGGGGAGGCATATTGATGATCAGTCGCTTTAAAGACCCATTAGCGACTCGTTCAAAGGCGTCCGCCATGTCTTTATGATGTTTCCCAGCAATAAAGGCAGACCACATCTCTTTGACAAAGGGCATGAAGTTTTGCCTGCATTTCTCCTTCTTGTCCTCTTCTAAAAGCTTTTTAATCTTAGGGATCTGAGGGGAGCCTTCAGGCAGGTGATCCAATAGATTACGATACTTCCTAATTTCTTCTTCAGTAAGAATCACAGGGAGGTCATCTTTTGAATGGTTTTATCGATAGGCTCAACAGACCTGACTTTGTGGGGGTCAAGCTTTAAGAAACCCATGTCTTTTAGTCTATGGACTAGTCTATGGATATTGGCTTTACTCTTCAGGTTCAATCCTGTGGCTATGTCCACATAACTAGGGGAAAACCCTTTGACCTTGATGAAGTCCTCAATGTACCGCAACACTTCCATCTGACGTTCTGTCACAGTCGTTCCTCCTGTGGCTTCTTAAACAATTCTAAAAAAACGGGAGTGGACTCGCCTACGTAAGCTCCTAGCATATTGTAGGAATAGTAGTCCCATGCCTCTTCTTCTGTCATATCTTTCATAAGGATCTCTATGACCTTATGGGTGTCATAGCAGATAGCCTGAAGACCTATCCTTTGTACGACTCCCACAATCGCCTCATCAAATCCGTCCATCTTTAGTAGGTCTGGATACTCTTCAATCATTTGAGCTTCTCCATTGCTTTTCTAAGACTAGCTATGGCTGCACTCAAATGCTCTTTCTCACCGCCACGCAATTCAGCCTCTACCGCCATGAGACTTAATATCAAATTCTTTAACTTGCTTATTACCAACTGGTTTTTCAATTTTATATATACCCCCATAGGAACAAATAGAAAACGTTCTGGGGGTAGTTTGCTATAGTGTTTAAACAATGTCAACTGGAAATTTGCATAGGGGGGGATGTTTCACGTGGAACAACTGCAACACAAGTTGGGGTAATCACACACCGTATGTGAAGCGTGAAAACGTGCTTTCCCCCGTTTCATTATACATAGAGAACGTTCGTATTGGTATATGAGTGTAGAGGAATGTGTGGATCACAGTGTAAGTACACGTAGGACGCATACACGCAAACAGCGGGGGTCGGGTGCGGTGGGGTCGAGCAAGGCACGTTTAAACAAGGGGCAGGCATCGAGCCAGTTCTCTACGCAAGACGTCAGTGCTTACGCTTGTTCGCATTCTCTAGCAGTGTCAGTGATGACTCCAGTTCTTTCTTCAATGCATCTACGTCAATCACCTCGTTGACCTGTTCCACCTTATCGCTAAACATTCCTACCGCCTTGCCCATTAGTTCCAGTGAGCGTAGTTTCATACTGATTGGAGTGTCTTCGTCTTCTGCGTGGTCATACAGTTGAGACATGATGTGATGACGTGCAATGCGTTCATCTGTAAGGATCATTTCTTTTCTAGCGTGCATGAGAGGCTCTAGGAGTAAAGTAACTCTAGGATCCCGCATTAGTTTGTTCGCATTGCTTGTGATTGTTGCGTGGCTTGAGTTCTCGCAGTTGTAACTCTTCATGTAAGCATTGATCGGTGTGTGACCATTGATCAGGTAATGAGCAAACATCGTAGCCCTTGGTGACAGTCTTTTGTCTCTGCCATTAGGTTCTACACCATTCTCTACTTTCACTCCATGAGGCTTACCATTCTTCTTTACCTTTATCTCTTGCTCTTCTATTGCTTTCCTATAATCCCTTGGCTGATCGCCTTTGGCATTCATTCCCTCGCCTGTACTGATAGCATCGTTCTTATTTTCTGTGCTAATACTCAGACTGTCGCATTCATTGTGTTTTTTGCTGGTCTTCATCGCTGGTCTCATCCTCGTTTAAACTTCGATCACTGGCTCACATGATGAGCCTGTTCCATTTTGATGTCAATATCGTTTCCTGACTGTTCTCTATTTCACCTGTCACTGGCTCACTGCATGAGCCTCTACTATCTCTATCAGTCACCAGTGAATCGCTACCTATTTATCTGACTGTCGCACTTCGTGCTAAGGCTCACGTGATGAGCCACCCGATTCTTAAAATGAATCCCAGTTGTGACCGAGACCGCTCAGTACTGTATATCCATACATGGGGTTTAAACCGCATTAGAGGGGTCTAGAAGACGTTAATGCAATTGTTGGAGCAAGTGGGTGTGCTAGCACGTGATCGTTCAATGGTGAGCCTCACCCTTATAGAACAAGGCTTGGCGGGGAGGGTTTTTTGGGTCTTGTATAAGACCTAAAACTGGGCGATAGATAGTCTTATATAGAGGGTAATACCTGAGTGAAGTGTGGGGGATTAACTACATGATGCTTGCACCTGTTTAAACATTAATGCTAACATCTAGCCTGTTGTTGCAGTTGTAGTAAATCGGTGAATAACCACCGACACGTGCGAGCCGAGAGCGTGAATAAATAAATGCGGTGATCGATTCAAATTGCTTAACTGCCTATCGATCTAAAACAATGGGCGAGACGTATCAAGTCTATAACTGTGCGGGAAAGGCTAGTAGCCACATGGTCTCTGACAATAGTATTCAAAAATTGTCAGTGCGTGGTGAACGAGATGGCACCGAGACCGCTTTGACCCACGAGGTGATAGTCGTGGCGAGTGCTAGATCAGGTAGCGATACCTAGTTCTTTTGAGATTTAATCTCATTGGATTCAGACTAAACACCCACCTATCCTATCGGGGTTTGACTTGAGTCCAAGAGGATGCAATCTCGCATCTCTTATGGAGGCTTTATGCAAAATCAATTCCCAGTAGTGCGTGTTGAGATCGTTAATCGCTTTGCCCATTACGGCAATGATGTCGATTCATTTAGAACAGTTTATTTTGATGAGCCGTATCAGCCTGATACCAAGGTTGGTGCTATTCCTAATAACTTCTTCTTTTCACTCTAACCAAAGGGGGCTTTATGAGTTCATTAGTACGTTATGTTGCAGAGCAAAATACGTGGAATGCCATATTCGGCAAACCACCCTATGACCTGTCTGTTCCCGCTGATCGGGTTCGATTGGCACGTAGGATCGATGGCGAACTATCGCCTGAGAACCTGACCTGTGATGGCGAGTTGTCTAGGTCTCAGGTCAGTCGTAAGTACAACCAATTAATCCGAGTCGCTGAGGAATTGCAGAGTCTCGATCCATCAATTCAATTTTCGGAGGTGTGATATGCGAATTAAAGATCCAGTACTGGTATCAAAAGAAGTCTTCACCAAGTACCTCGTTGACGTAGAGGGCAAGAAGATCGAGGTCACCTATTGGTATTCCCTTGATGAAGAGGGCAAGGGTGGTTGGGATTGGGATCTGTCACCTTGTTATGAGGGGTTGACAGAGGAAGAAATAGAAGACCTTGATGCCGAGTTTGAGAGTGTCATCGAGGAGTTGTAAGACCTATCCTTATGCCCTTTGGGGCATAGGGATGTGCCTTATAACTTTTAACAGGAGGGCTTATGCCTATCAGAAACTTCGTAGCAAAACACGCAAAGCGTTGTGGTGCGGGTAGTCATACCGCCCGCAAGTACAGTCGTAAAACTAAACACAAGGGGGTGAAACATGGCTATTAATCGTGAAGAGTGGTTGAACGAGGCGGTATCAGAATTACGTGGCATTTTCGATGCCAATGGTTTTCCTATTCCCGCCAATGTCAGGGTGACTTGTGGCTTTCCCAGTAAACACGCACGTAGTCGGAATCGTGCTATTGGCGAGTACCACAAAGCATCGGCATCGGCTGATGGTACGCATGAGATCCTGATCTCGCCTGTGGTTGCCGATCCCTACGAGGTATTCGGGATCTTGGTTCATGAGTTGTCGCATTCGGCTACTCCTGACTGTGGTCATCGTGGTCGGTTTGAGCAGTGCATTCGCAAGGTGTGGCTTGAGGGCAAGCCTAGTTCCACTGTGATTGGCGAGACCTTTCGCCAAAATTTTGGCGGTTTGATCGAGGGCTTGGGTGCGTATCCTCATGCCCCTTTAAACGTTGAGGCTGACCGCAAGGTTCAGGGTACTCGGATGCTCAAGGCATCTTGCCCGCATTGCAATTACACCATCCGACTGACCAGTAAATGGGCAAACGTTAGAAAGCCTGATGGTTCGTTGGCGGGTCTTCCAGTTTGCCCAGTTGATGGGCATCAGTTATCACTTTAATTTTTATAGGGGCTTAAATTGAACAATCTTAATATCGAAAAGCAAGTACCACTCATCCCTCTCGCACAATTGAATGGTGTGCTTGAGCATCATGGTCTCGTAGGCTTTGCACCACGTGACAAGGCACAGGCTATCGCTCAGGTCATTGCCTTGATCAATGCGGGTAAGGTGACCATCGATCAGGTCAAGGCTACCAAACCATCGGTTGCCACTGGCTTGCCAACTGACGTTGCCGATCAAATCACCAAGGCACAGGCTCAGATTAATGAGAGCCTGTCCAAGGTTGAGAAAGTGCGTGAGGTTGCGAATCGTTCGCTCGATCAGTTGCTGATTCAGTCTACCGCTATCGAAAAGAAGTTCGATGACCTGACTGCCCGTTTAAACGTCAAGGTAGATGCAATCGAAAAGCCTGATGCCAAACTGATTGCCGATACCCTACGTGCTGAGGTGTCCAAGCAGTTCGAGAAGTTCCGCAAAGCCACCCCAGTGGAGGTCATTGCTGAGGTTGCTCAGACTGTGGCGGTCACTCGTAAGGTCAAGGTCAAGGACGTGTTCGATGGTGTCCTGTCCTATGAATACAATGGCGAGACGATTGATTTCTCCGAGTTGGAGATCGAGGTGTTCGATGACCCATCCGCTCCCGCTCGTGTCGCTGACTACGTGTTTGCACCACGTCACTTGCACCAAGCCTTGGTTGCACTGGACGATGCTCTGCCTGATAACACATGGCTTGCGGGTGAGCGTGGCACTGGCAAGACCGAGTTCGTTACCCAGTTAGCCTCACGTCTCGGACGTAGATTGTTTCGTGTGAATTTTGACGAGGCGATTGAGCGTGCCGACTTCATCGGTGCTAACAGTATCGAGAATGGCAGTGTCGTGTGGAAAGCGGGTGTCATCACTCAAGCGATCCAGTACACAGGTGCTATCGTTTTAGTTGACGAGGTTGGCTTTGCCCGCCCGCAGTCAATTGCGATTCTGCATTCCCTCTGTGAGCGTAGCCCGCATCGTTCGATTGTGATCAGCGAGACAGGTCAACGCATCCCTGTTGCTAGTCATGTTGCGTTCTTCTGTGCTGACAATAGCAATGGTCATGGTGATACGTCAGGTAACTTTGCGGGTGTGCGTGATCAGAACACTGCGTTCATTGATCGGTTCGGTTACACGCTCCGCTTTGAGTACTTGCCTGAGAATCAGGAAGTTGCACTGGTATCGAGTCGCACTGGTTTAAACATCGATGCATCTACTGTGCTGATTCGCTTTGCCAATGTGGCTCGTGAGAAAGCACGTGCGGGTGTGCTGACTCAGCCACCTAGTCTTCGCCAGTTGTTTGCTTGGGCTAGAGCAGTGAGCAAGGGCGTGCCAGTTGGTATCGCCTTTGAGAATGCGATCATCAATAAGTTTCCCGCTGATTGCGAGGCTGAGTTACGTGGTGTGTTTTCTGCGGTGATCGATGTCGCTAATTTCAAATCTTTTTTGGGAGGTAAGTAATGCTTGCAATCAATGCTAAACGTGGTGTCGAATCCACACTGGAGCGTGTGTTCAAGAATGCGGGCGGTCAATTTGATCGCCTCGACTTCGTGTGGTCAGGTACTACTGCGGGCATCATCTTTGAACGTGGTCAACGTGGTGTCGATGCTAAGATCCTGTTCCCCGCAATCAACGAGGCATCCGACATCCCTCGTGCCAAGTTCAATAACCTAATCGGTTATGCCTTGCATGAGTTGGGTCACGCTTGGTTTACCGATAACGATCCTTGGGATAACGCTCGTAGAGAGCATGGCGGGTTCGTTGCTAACTTAATTAATGGTCTTGAAGATCCTCGCATCGAACTCAAGGTTATCGAATCAGGTTACGCACCAAACAGTCGTGCCTTGTTTGAAGACCTTACCAATTCTGTCTTGAAGAAGAATGGTTACGTTGAGGCAGACGATCTTAAAAACGTACCATTCCTACTCGCCATCGAGGGTAGACGTTTAAACGGCTATCACATCAACGTGCCAAGCATTATCGATGATGCACCTTGGGCTAGTGATTTGCACTGGGCATTGGGTGAGGCACAGTTAGCCACCAACACTCAGCGTATCGCTGAGATTGCAATCGAGTTGTATAAGCGTTTGCAACAAGAGACTCAGGGCGATAAGCCTACCGATAAGCCTGAGCCACCTGATGATCAAGAGCCACCAGTTGGCGGTCAGCCTTGTGATGATGGTGAACCTACTGAGGGTGGAGATCAGCCTAGTGATGAACAGGGTGAGGGCGGTACTCAAGGTGACAAGCCCGCTGATAAGGGTGACGATCAGGGTGGTGACGAGGGCGGTAAGGGTGGCGATAAGCCTACCGACAAGCCCTCTGACAAACCATTAAAGGGTCGTGGCAAGGGTGACTTTGAGGGTGGTCGTGATCCTGAGCCATCTGATTTCATTGAGGGTGAGTTCGGTGAGTCTGATGTAGAAAGCGGTGGCGATATTCCTAATGTTGCTAAACCAAAGTTTGAGAAATTTACTTGGAGGTAATATGATCTTTAACAAAGCAGAATGTGAGAGCAAGTTCTCTTACCTGTTCAATACTCAGCATGGCGGTCTAGGCGGTGTACGTGCAAACATCATTCGCCTACTTCGCTCGGTTGATTTGGTTGGTTGGTCAACGCATGAAGAGAATGGACGTCTTGATCGCAGAGCGTTTACACGCTTTGCGGTTGGCAGTACATCAATCTTCAGCAGACGTCAGCACGTTGAGGCTACCAAGTCTGCGGTGTCTGTGTTGATTGATTGCTCAGGTTCGATGGGCGATCAGGGCGGTGAGCGTATCAAAACTGCACAGGAGATTGCTATTCAGTTGGGCAAGATCCTTGACAAGGCTGATGTGTCGTTCAGTGTTACTGGCTTTCAAGGTAAGTCTGACTGTGATGGTTACAGAAGTCGTGATACTTATTCAACAGTCATTACAGAGTACACCACGTTCATTCCATTCAAGACGTGGAAAGAATCATTGTCAAAGGCATCTGTCAAGATGGGTGCGATTGATCAGTGTGCAAGACATGGCACACCTGACTACGCATCGCTCACGTTAGCACTGGAGGATTTGTCCAAACAGGAAGAGCAACGCAAGATCCTGTTCCTGTTGACTGATGCTGATGGTTACAACGTTGATCGCATGAAGAAAGTTCAATCTCTTGCTGACAAATTAAACATCAAGATTATTGCAATCGGTATCGGTAACACCAAGGTTGCTAAATGTTTTGATGTGGCACAGAATGTAAGGAATGTCAGCGGTCTTGCATCGGCATCCTTTGGCAAGTTGCTCAAGGAGTTACGTTAACACAGGGGGGGGTGACCCCCTGTTTTTAAATTGGAGAAACCATGAAATCAGAATACAAACGTTATACCTGTGTTGGTACTGGCGGTATCAATTGCAGATGTTGTTGCAATCGTGGTGGCAAGCCTACTGTTAAACGTCAAGCAAAGAGACGTTATGCACAGGCAGTTAACAAATTAATTAAGAGCGAGGTTTAATATGAAATACGATTCGAGCCAGTTCTCTTCGCTAATCATTGCAATTAGAGATGCGTGCGACAAAAAAGATTTTGAATTAATTTCTGATGCACTGGCGGTATCACTTGCCAACACTGGTATTTCGCATAACGTTGAATACGAAAAATTTCTATTTAGAGTTTTGCAAATCATCGCACACGTTTATGCAATCAATGACATCAACACAAACAGTGATGGTGTAGATCCTATTCACTAATCGTTTAAACAAGGGGGGCTTATGTACGCAGTAAATTTATATTTTGTAGATCGTGCTTTTGGTGGACGTGAAGAGGGCGGTTGGTACTATGACTATGGTCAGCCTGAGTTGCACCCACTTAATCGTGTCTTTGAAAACAAAGACAATGCTTATGCTTATTTAAATGAGCAATGCTTGCCTGTAGAGACAGAATTGAATCAAGGCAGACCATCGATTCACTCTGTTTTATCTCAGGGTCAGTATCGTTTTATCGTTGGTGCAAAAGATGCATTACCCGCACCATTCCCAACAGAACGTCCACACTATGAATAAGGGGCTTATATGAATAAAGTTTGTATGTTTTTAGAGCAAGAGTTGTATCCATTCAAAGTCGCACAGAATATCCATTCGTTCGGTTACAAGTATGCGTACTGGATTCTTCGGCACAAAGGTGCGACACGCTACCAAGCGTTACGTGCCATCTTCTTTGCAATTTAAATAAAGGAATTTAATTATGACAACAATTCGTGTTTCAGTTTTAATCGATACAAAAAGTACAGTAGTTGATCTTGATAGCATCAGAGAAGATCTCTTAGAAACAGTTGAAAAAATGACTAGACATAGTCCTGATCATTTCTTGCTTAAAGAATTAGATCAGAACGATGAGTCTGATTGGCAAGAGATTGATGAGCATGATGAAGTAATTACAGTTATAAACATTTAAACGTAGGGGGGCTTATGAAAAATTTCGTTGATCGCTTGTTTGATGTTGCGTTGTATTTGATGTTGATTGCATTCGTTGCTAACTTAATTAGGGGGGCTATATGAAAGTATTGGTTGCGTTTGAATTTGAGGGTGTTGATCCCGATGGTGAGCAAGCAGACCAAATCGTTGATGAGATTGGTAAGGCTTGCGAAAAAATGGGCATAGCCTTTGATGCCAATAGTTGTTATGTTGACGATTGTAAAGGGGATGCCTGATGGGTACACCAGTGTATGGACGTAAGCCACCTTATCAGCAAGGCTATGAAGATGGCACTGCCGATGCAAAAGATGGCACGTTTGATCGCTCGATCTATGACCATGACGAGTACAACGATGACGATGGTAGTCGTGATCGTTTGCATTATGAAGAGGGCTACGAGGATGGCATGAATGGTAAGCCGTTTAAACAATGACAGTCGAACGTAAGCCACCAGTAGCAAAAGTTGTACGCAGAGAACACCAACGTGAGGGCTACAAAAAGTCTTCACGTTGGATGTTATTTAAACAAATACTTGAGCGTGAAATAAAGGAACGCAAAAATGACTTATGAACAATTGAAAGACTTGGTTGGTGATGACAATGCAATTAGGATTTATGACTACTTCGTTGGATTCACTGTTGATAATCTTGTGCAGTTGGTATTGGATGGCTACACACCTAGCCAATTAATTAATTTAGCAAAGGAGTTGAACGATGAATCCTGATCGTTGGTTACAAAGTTGTGCAGAGGATTACATGGATGAAGAGGGCGATCATCACGAGATGCGTGATCAAGAACGCTCTGTGTTGTTAAAAGAGATTGGCAGTGGGATGGTCACACCCGATGAGTTTGAGATTTTTGAAAGACTCTTCGATGACCAATCCGATTTGCTAAAAGCACTCGCTCGTAACGATGACAAAGCAGTCCTTGCAATTCTTCGTAAGCGGTTCGATGAGGGTGTCGAATCAATTGTTGAATCTAGATTGGAGTATTAAATTGGATATACAAACCCAAATGCGTTTGAATCAAACTGTCCTCAACGTAATGGTAGTTGAGCATTTATTGAAAGAAGATAAGATTGGCAAGGTCAAGGCTTTGAAAGATTTAAACAAAGCCTTTGATGCCTTGGTTGAGATTCGGGATGCCAATCCTGATGAACCGATCCATGCCTATGTGGAGCGGGTGTTTGATCGTATCGCTGATCTGACCATGCATTAATAATTAACCCCCTTTGACTTCGGTCATTGGGGGTTTTTTTTCGTCCTCAGATTCACCACTTATGATGCATTGAGCGTTTAAACGGGCAGTCATCTGCCAGATGTTACCTGCATTCTGGCGTTGGATTTTGTTTAAACCTAGAATGCCTCTTGTTCAAAGTACGTACCTGTGACCTTGTCGTAACCCAAAGCAGTTTCCCCTTGAGTACCCACCCACCGATAGCGACACTTCCAAACCGCAATCTCTACGTTCTCCTTGGTGCGATGCACTGTGATCCCGCAGTCTGCCTTTGCCCACCATGCCATAGATCCTGATATAGCCATGCCATCAGGACGTGGTAAATCCATCCCTGAGCGTGTTATTTTGCTTGGATGGGCTACGAACCATACATGAACCCCATAAGCCTTAGCAAACGCTTGTATGCGGGTCAACATCCCCGATATAAATTCTGTCTCTGCCTGACCGCCTTTGTTGTCGATGTAGTTGTAAGGATCGATAACAAGACCTCGGATTCCCATGCGAACCACCGCAACCTTTGCCCGCTCCAAGATTGATTCAATCGTGGCGGGTTCAACCCCCTCGGAATCTAAGAAGAGGAAATGCTCTTCCACCCATTTAAATGCCTCGTCCTTCTCGTCCTGAGTCATTCGCTTTGTGCCATCAAAGAACCGCTTTTCCTTGTAGATCTCCATAAGGCGGGAGATATGGATCTCAGGCTGATTCTCAAACGAGCAGACCGCAAACTTCCAATCGTGATTCCTTCCCAAGTTGACCATCATCTGATCCACAAAGTTGGACTTACCGCATGATGGGTATCCAGTGACGATGGTTAGTTGACCTTGAGCCACTGTGTAAATACCATCCACGTTGGAGTACCCAGTAGACAAGCCCTTCCCCGTCCCCTTCCCCCATAGGTCGTTTAAACGATCAGCAAACTTACTGGCGGACGATAAACCCGCAACAGGGTAAGGCTCTGCATCTTCGATAATCTTTATGACCAGTTCCCTCCCCTGATCAAGGAATGCCTCGTTCAAATCTTTGTACGTAAATTTGGCGATTCGGCATTTGTCCTTCCCGATCCTACGTGCCAACTCCTCAGCCAAAGCCTGACCCGCAGAGTCGGTGTCAGTCGCTATGGTGACGTGAGGTACTTTCTCAAGCACGTCAAACGCATTCCACACAAAAGAAAACTTCTTATCCTCCGAGGCATCAATCTTTCCATCCGAGACCTTCATGGGTGCGCCACTTGGCACAGAAAGCACGTTGGTCAAGCCACACTCAAGCAAGGTCAAGGCATCAATCTCACCCTCAACAATGATTACTGGCTTGGTCGTATCAATATGGTCTATGCCGAAAAAGTCGTTTGCACCGCCCACGTCTTGCGTAAAGTCCTTCGCCTCGATACTCCGATACTTGGCAGACACGTAGACCCCGTTACGGAAATATGGGAAGCCGATTGCGTCTGTCTTCTTGTTTAAACGCTGAAAGTATTTTTCGGCAGGGAACAACTGCATCTTCTCTGCCGTGTTGGCAGAAATACCACGAGATTTTAAAAAGTCAAAATGTTTGTTTTCTAGTTTTGTTGTTTCTAAATTTCTAATGGGATGCACATTACTCTCCGAGTGTCTGTAAGATTTTGTTTTAAATGGAACCGCCCCGCTGATTTGGCAGTGTTGGCAGTAATAGACCAAAGCATCTTCCTTGCGGTCAATGTTTAGTTCTTTTAAATGAGATTTTTTTCTGTCCTGAGAACAATTCGGACATATGGTACGTAGATGATTATCCACGTGCAATGAAGACACAAACTCCGCTACCGCATTCATATTTTAAGCCCCTCTAAGTTTTACTTCTTTGGTTTGTTTATTTTAACAGTGTGATTGCTATTCCGTGTAAAAGATCGATTTGATTTTGGTGATTTCAATTTCAAATTTTTGCTTGAGTTAGTTCCTCCTTTTGAGAGCGGGATTACGTGATCAATGTCTTTCCCTGTCCTATCTACTCCACGCTTATCCATGTCATACCTAGCCCTCGCCCTTGCGTTTCGAGATGGTTGCTCATCTCTAGACTTTTGTTGGGTGTATTCTTTTTTATAAGGACGTGGTTTGTTAACGTATGGCATAAAAATAATCTTTTTCTATATATATATACATACTGCCCTCTTGGGGAGGGCAGACCTAGCCTAAACTGGTCTGCCTTCACAACCTATGCCCACATTGGTATCGGTTGACCCGAAAGACTTTTCGTGCAAAGGGTTCTTTCTTCGCCACCCTTTTCTGATCTCTAATGCACTAACCCTAGTATCAGCAATCCACGTCTCACCCCTAGTGTTTTTCATCGCTGAGTGAAACAGGGTTCAATATTAAATTTATAAAAAATAAATTGCAAGGTGTTTTGATGCAAGTACGTGTAAATCCTAATCATGTGTTTAAACAAATAATCCGTGCCTGGCTGAAGCGCTGAATTTGCCTGGCTGTCTGGCTGCCAGTCGCTCGTTTAAACGGGCTAAGGTACTTAATGCCGAAAAAAACGGGGGAGTCGGATTCTCCCCCAAAGTTCACCTCACATGAACACCAATAATTTTCCTTAAAAGCCGTAGCAAAACAAGGAGAACGTTACTGTTTGACAAACATTTTTCATGTGGTGTAATATATCCCTGTGTTCATGGACTAAGCCCCCTATACACAGACCAGTAGGTCGGAAAGCCACCCTTAAAAAGGTGGCTTTTTTTATGCTAGTGCGGATACTTCTATCTCACACCTAGGGTTCTCCTTATCCAACCCCCAGTAGATGTGTTTCTCTTTGACCTGTCGGTCGTTCTTATATGCCACTTCCTGTAGCAAATCCAGTATCAAACTTTCGTCTAAATCAGGTCTACGTGATGCGTACCAAATGCGAATGGTTACCGCCACGTCACATTCAAAAACTTCGCTTGGAGCGATAACGCATTGCTGTTTAAACGCTTTAGCATATGCCAATGCCTTTGCAGACTTGATAAACATTGGCTTTCCACGCACGTAGACCATTTTCCGTGAGTTAGCCTTACTTGCGGGTTCACCAAATATTTTTAAAAATAGTGTTTGCATTTATGAAATAGTTGTATTAGTATTTAGTCATAGGAGGGCTTAAATGAAGATCACAAACAAATTCAATGTACCAGAAACATTAGTCGCACTCGCTACTAGAGACTACTATAGCAAGGGCAAGTCAGACTACTCAGTCACAGAAATCATCTCCCCGCCTCGCATACAGAGGCTCAGACGAAAGCATTTTGAAGAGATAGAGCAAGATGTATCCGATATGCTTTGGATGCTCCTAGGCACCGCTTTGCACGTTGTAGCCGAACGTTCTGAGGTGTCGGGTCATACCAATGAGGAACGTCTCTCTGCGGGCATCGATGGCATCATCCTGTCGGGAGCGATTGACCTCCAAAAGGACGAGGCAGATGGCATCACCATTACAGACTATAAGTTCACGTCCGCATGGGCATTAATGAACGACAAGCCTGAGTGGGAACAACAACAGAATATCTATAAGTACTTGGTCGAGCGGGTCAAGAAAAAGCCTGTCAAGGGTTTGAAGATCTGTGCCTTGATCCGAGATTGGTCTAGGCGGGATGCTCAAAACAAGCCTGACTATCCACAGGCACCTATCCAAATAGTTGACATACCAATGTGGACATTTGATCGTACCGAGGCTTTTATCAAAGAACGAGTCGAGATGCACAGGGATTCCAAGGTCAGTGCCGATTGGGGCGAGGAATTGCCCCCTTGTACTGATGAGGAGCGTTGGGTTAGACCAACCACGTATGCGGTCAAAAAGGATGGTCGTAAGACTGCAATTCGTGTGTTTGATACACAAGACGAGGCAGATGCCTTGTTAAAAGAAATGCCTGAGAAAGACAAAGGCTTTATAGAGATCCGTAAGGGTGAGGCAGTACGTTGTACAGGAAACTTCTGCGGAGTATCGCAGTGGTGTAGTCAATTTCAAAACCAAAAGGAGCAGTCATGAAAAAAGCAATTGCGTTAGTTTTTGTAGCATTTTTATCCACTGGTGTAATGGCACAGACCAAGTGTGTGCCTGATGGTAAGGGCGGAATGTGTTGTTGGGATGTAGGCAGTCAAGGTCCGTTTAAACCAATTGGTTGTTAAGAACAAATATGGTTAAGAAAAAACAACCCGCCTTAAAAAGTATCCCCCTAGTAACAGGGCAAGTAAGCGAAGAACTTGGCATCACTATTAGCAAAGAATTTATTATTCGGAAACTTAAAGTAAAACCTATGCTTACCACTAAAACAAGTGCGTATTGGGATGACATCAGCCTAATAAAGGCTCGTTTAGGGGCTTACTTCACAAAAGCATCAAAACTTTAAAGAAAGGGGCTTACTTGAAAGTCTGTAGAAAACTAGTCGAGGTTCGTAACGAACTTCAAACAATGCCACTAAGCAAATCAGGTCATAACAAATTTGCGGGATATAAATACTTTGAATTGGGTGACTTCTTGCCCGCCATTCAAGGTTTATTTAAAAAGCATGGCTTATGCGATGTGATCTCGTTTACACAAGACCTTGCAACGATGGTGGTGTATGACATCGAAGATGGTAGCAGTGTAACGTTCACCTCACCTATGGGTTCTGCCCAGTTAAAGGGATGTCACGAAGTGCAAAACATTGGTGCGGTAGAGACGTATCAGCGTAGGTATCTGTACGTCACTGCCTTAGCCATTGTTGAGCATGATGCATTGGATGCCGTAACAGGGTCGCAACCAGTAGAAAGCAAGCCTGTTGAAGTTAAGGCAAAGCCCCAAGAGCCTGAGCAAAGCCTAGATGCCCTCGCAGAAGTACTTATTACCTTTGGTGATACGTGCGAGAGCCTTAAGGAACTCAGCAGTTTTTGGAAGAAGAATCAATCAGGCATCGATCAGATGAAGATCAGCAATCCTGATTTGTTCAAACAAGTGCAGTCTGCGTTTGCACAGTACAAATCTAAATTTAAGGAGTAGATTATGGATTACAAAAAACCATACGAAGAAAAACCTAACACAGGTTCTTTCTTTGCCAACAAAACAAAGACCAATCCTAAAGCACCCGACTATCGTGGAAAGATTTTGCTTGATCTAAGCACCTACGACATTGTCGATGGCAAGGTTGCCGTGGAGTTGGCGGGATGGAAAATGACTGCCAAGTCAGGTCTCAGTTACCTTCAATTAAAGGCACAAAAGCCAAGAGAAGAACAATCCAGTAAACCAGTAAAACAGGAGATTCAAGATGACGACATCGAATTCTAAAAAACGTGGCAGACCAGTTGGTTCTAAAAACAAAGCGAAGCGTGGCAGACCAGCTAAGACGTTTAAACAGTTTGATGTAGAGAGTCGAGCATTAGCCAAGATTGTTGAGTTGGAAAAGATTCGTGAAAACTTGCACAACATGATCGACAACCTTGAACATCAAGCAGTTCAGTACAAAGCAGTTATTAGTTATCTTGAAAACAAACTGGAGAACAGATGAACGCTCTTCAGTTTGAGGCAGTGAAAGTTGCTCTTAAACAAGATCGCACTGGGTTTGTTTTAACACTTAGTATCCATCCTGACGAAGCCCCCGAAGAGTTATTGCGGGACTTTGTTGGGGCTAGATATGGTGTCGCAATGGTGCGTATCCAAGATAACGAGACCGCAACGCATTATGACAATCGATTAAAAAAATCGGGGATGTTAGGTCGCAGTACAAAATTCCATTTGTGGTTAAAAAAAGCAAATGGTTTAGCAATTGATGGGGAGGCTGATGCAGTAGAGGCAATCCATCAAATCTGTGGCATTCAATCCCGAACTGAACTCAATGGCAACAAAGATGCCCAAAAATTATTTGATGAAATGGTAGAAGATTATGAGCGATGGATTGAAGAAGACGAGCCGTTTTAAAACTGTTGTCCCGCTAATGGTTTATCTTGATCCCAAAGAGCGTGAGAGTGTAAAGGTTTTCTCTAAAAAAGAAAACATGAGCGTTAGCCAACTATCAAGGGAGGCATTTCAGATGCGAATGTCTGATTCAAGCGATTTATTTAACTCAGGATTCAATGCGGGTCTAAACGAGGCAATGAAGATTGTTAACAATTGCCAAGGTGCAACCATGATGTTCCCATCAGGCAAGTCGTTCGCAAGAGTGGTTTGTGATGACATTGAAAAATTCCTAAGAGATAAAAAATGACCAATCAAGATAGGGAGTATCTGCGTGATTTGCTTGCGGGATTTGCTCTGACTGGACTATTAATGCGTGGCAATAATAAGCTAGAAGAGTTAGCGGTTGGTGCTTACTCTTTGGCTGACGATATGCTTGAGGCACGTAAACCACGTGAAGAAGGCATTGTTGCCATTAAAAGAAGAGTCAAACCAAAATGAATCAAATTCAATTTGGCGACTGCCGAACTATCATGGATCAGTGGATCTCTGAAGGGGTGAAGGTACAGACTTGTGTCACCTCTCCCCCCTACTTTGGTCTACGAGACTATGGTACGTCTACATGGCTTGGAGGAGATGCCAATTGCCAACACGAAGGTGTGCCAATTGGTAATAACCGAAACTTTATTAATGAAGGCGGTAGGCTTGGGAACAACAAGGCTCTGTCTCATGGTAACTGTGTAAAGTGCGGTGCGGTTAGACAGGATAGCCAAATAGGATTGGAGAAAACAGTTGGCGACTACGTGGCGGCTATCGTTGGGGTGTTTAAACGGGTTAAGGATTTGCTGTCGGATGACGGGACGCTGTGGCTAAATCTTGGGGATAGTTACTACAATTACCGAGGCGGAAAGGGGCAGTCATTGGTTAAACAAACTGTCTCCAATAACCTCCAAGACTTACCGCAAGTCTGTGCTAGGCGGGGAAACAAGCAAGAAGGTCTAAAGGAAAAAGACCTCATAGGCATCCCTTGGCGGGTCGCCTTTGCCCTACAGGAGGATGGTTGGTATCTACGTCAGGACATCATTTGGCACAAGCCTAATCCCATGCCTGAGTCTGTCAAAGATCGATGCACGAAGAGCCACGAATACATCTTTTTGCTAACCAAGAACCCCAAATATTACTTTGATAACGAGGCAATCAAAGAGCCTGTTAAGGAAGATTGGGGTACTAGGGACAGGACAGATGGCAAGTACCATAACGAAGGTACAGGACTTAGCCCCCACTCAGGGCTAGAGAAGTCATACGAAATGGCTAACAAGCGGTCTGTATGGACTGTTACCACCAAGCCTTTTCATGGCGCACACTTTGCCACTTTCCCAATGGATTTGATTGAGCCTTGCATCCTTGCGGGTAGTCGCCCCAGAGATATTGTGTTTGATCCGTTCATGGGTTCTGGAACCAGCGCTGCCGTAGCTCAACGTTTAAACAGGCAATACTTGGGCTGCGAGCTGAATACGGAGTACAAGAAGTTACAAGATGCACGTCTGTCGCAACAGTCACTGGAGTTGTTATGACATTTCAAGAAGATCTAGAACGTGGTTTTGAAGTTGAGTATGCAGTGCTTGAGATCATCCGTAAGAAGTACCCATCAGCAAGCCTGATCAATGCCTATAAAGGCTACGACATATGGGTTCCTGAGTTGCACAAGTCGGTCGAAGTTAAGTACGATCCTATGAGCAACGAAACTGGAAACATTGTCATAGAGATAGAAATGAATGGGAAGTTATCAGCCCTAAGCACCACCACCGCAGATTATTGGGTATTCCATGATGACCACGTATTTATCATTATGAAGCCAATGAGCATCGTTAATTGCATTTTTCAAAACAAGTTGCAATACGTAGAATTTGTTGGCGATGGAGACCGTGCCAGCAAAAAAGCATTTTTAGTTCCAAAGGAGTTATTGTTTAAACATGGTAAAAGATTAGGAGAAGCTGATGCTAAAAACAACACCAATACGTAAGTCTATGGATGGGATGGTAGCCATGACTAATAGTTGCTTTCCTGTTGGACCGAAGAGTTCCACAAAAAAAGCGTGGATTGCCGACAGGGAACTTTACCTTGGTCACATTGGCGATATAGAAAGAATAGTAACCCCAGTTTATATATCCACCGATATGCATAAAATCACGTACCTTATGGATGCCATAACAGGCACTCTGTATCGCCAAAAAGATGGTAAATGCATGACATCTGACAGGTTAGTTTTGAATAAGTATGAGAAGGCAGAAGACCTTGACAAGCGTTTAATGAAAACTAAGAGTGAACATTTTGCGGAGAGTGAATAATGAAAACAACCCCATACAACAATGGCAAGATAAAGATTGGCAATGAAGTTTATTTAAACAAGCTAGTAAACCCGCCATATGTAGAGCGTGACGATGATATGTTGGAGTTGCAAAGCTACCTTATCCAAGATCCACGCATTCTTAATAAAGAGTATTGGTTTAAACGACTTTACATTGCATTTCTTCTATTTGTTTTGACTGTACTCTTAATGGCAAATTAATATGATTGTCACGATACTAAATATAATTGCACTGTTTTTGGCTACCTTTGCGGTGCTGATATTTGTGGCAGTATTTAGCTTTTTCCTTTTCATTATGTATGCCTGTATACACATTGGTTGGAGAGAGATTAAAGGGATGCCGTTGTCTGAGTTATGGGAGAAGATTCAGAAATGAACAATGAACCAGTAGCGTGGATGAAGACACTACCTGATGGAACAATCTATGGATTTGGGCAAACAAAAACTAACGATGAGTTTGATATTCCACTCTACACCCATCCAGCAAAGACACTAACAGATGAGGAAATAAAAGACTTTATCGCAACATTCCCTATTATATTTACACCTGATGATTTAGTTATTTTTGCTAGAGCAATACTAAGAAAGGCACAAGAGAAATGAGAAAGGTGAGCATACGAACAGTTGAAAATACTATTGGGCTGGCACGTAGTGTTGCTAATGGAACAACCAAATTTCCTTTTATGGGCTATTGCGCAGACCTGATGGAAAAGATGCTAGAAGAGATTAAACAGGCAAGAAAGGCACAAAAGAAATGACAGCGTTTAAAGAGTTTCCTGTTGGCACTTTTGTCATGCGGTTTTATAAGACCGACCATGTGTGGACTTGCACAGTCACAGAAGATATGTTGGATGAAGTAATCAAGATAGCCAAGCCGTTATCAGAAGAATACATTGAATCGGAATGGGCTAGATTAAGAAAGGCACAAGAGAAATGACATTTCTTGTAGCCAATATACCCCCCGTCAAGTGCTTTGTGCGTAAAGAGTTTCTCTACAACCACGAGAAGGGTCATGGGGAACTTGAGCCATGTGTATGGATGACTGCTAAGGCAATCAAGGGTCAAGCGTTTCGTATCGAGTCAATGCTGACCAACTACGGGGCGTTGTACGACAAGCTACCAATCCATGCCTATGTATGGAAAGAAGTAGCCGAGCCGTTGCCGTTAGACCACCTACAAATATGGGACTGCCTGTCTTACGACATGGCGGTGATTGAGAAGTCAAACTTACGGGGTCTGAAGGTTAAGTTCTTTGGCAAGGATAAACAGTTTCACTTTGGTAATTACCTGTTTACTATTGATTTTGCAAGCCCTGACACTAACCGCTTAGATACCAGTTTTAGCGAGGGGGTCGAGGAGCATAAATCGTATAACTTTATTAAGCTAGATAACGGACAGTTTGCCTGCCAGCCCAATAACCGATGCCTTTGGTACGATGTATCACTAGTACCTGCTGTCTTAAAAACTCCTGACTTCCGCATACCCACCGAGGTATATAGCGTTGAGAATCACGCTAAGTGGAGTGCTAAGGACGAATGGTTTTATAACTTTGAGGAGATTAAAACATGACCACTTTTACGACTGAAGATAGAGAGAACTCATCACCCCCACACATTGTAAATAGTGGTGCTAGTCATCAAACCTTGGGCGAGTTTATTGCCCATAAGAAGATGGTCAATGAATTACTTGAAGAGATTGACGTTCAAAAGAAAGTTATTCAGTCTTTGAGCGAAACAGGGCAGAGACTATATGACGAGAACCGACATCTAAAAGAATCCCTTAGAAGCATCAGCAACCAACTGACCAACATGATGGAGCTTTGGGAGTTTAAACGGTGATTACATTTTTCCTTATACTTTTTGCTGGCATTGGTCTAATGCTTTGTATTTTTCTTTTTGTTGTTTTTTTACTTATTTATCTTGGAGATCGTAAATGAATGAACCAATACCATTTGCTGGGTGGGTGCAGTACAGTGATGACACCGTTATGAAAAAAGAAGACTTAGTGAACCATCCTAAGCATTACACGTCACACCCATCAGGGGTGGAATGCATTCAGGTCACAGAACATATGGGTTTTAACCTTGGTAATGCCGTGAAATACATATGGCGGGCAGACGAAAAAGGCAACGCAGTCGAAGACTTACGTAAGGCTGTTTGGTACATCAACCGTGAAATAGCGAAGCGGATCAAAGTTTAAACATGGCTACCAAGGCGGAGAAAGAGCGGTATGGAAAAATGGCAAGACTCGGATGCATCCTGTGTTGGCATCTTGGATACGAAGGAACACCCGCAGAAATACATCACATTAGAAGAGGTGGTAGACGAGACAATGCTCCTGTTATCCCGCTATGTCCTGAACACCACCGAGGAAATACTGGTATTCACGGACTTGGACGCAAAGCATTTGAAGCGAAGTATGAGTTATCTGAGGAGGACTTATCCGTATTCACGGAACATCTCCTAACGAATGCCTAACTTATCTGCCGCTTTAACCCCTTGTTGGGCAATGATGTTGTACTGTGCCGTCAGTTTATTGATAAGTTCCCTACGCTCTTCAGGGGTTCTGCTTTGGTCACCCTTAACAATTTCAATCTGTCTACGAACCTTAGTCATGTTCTCGCTGAACTTTCTAAGGGTTGGTGCTGAGGCGATGAGCATCTTCTTCTCCTCGTCCTCCACCATTTCTCTAGCCTCTTCCAAGCGACCTGAGTTCTTCAGTTCGTTAAATCCTTGGGCGGTACGGTTGGCAGTCTGCTGAATGTCGAAGAAGTTAGCTACCGCTTTATCTGCGTTAGGGTCAGTCATAAACGCTTTGAAGAATGGCTGTTTCTCTAAATTTTTGGCAGCACCTTCTGTTCCTTGGAGCGTGTAAACGAGTTGATCAGCCAGACCAAACATAAACGTACCAGCTTCAGCAAAGTAGCCTTGGACTAAGTTATCAATCTTAGATGGGGACAGACCAACAAATCCGAGTCCAGCCCCGCTGAGGAACTTAGCCGTTTCACTAGCGTTACGTCCACGCATCTCTACAGGAAGTCTAGATTCGCCAATACTTTCTACTGGGTTACCAGTAAAGAAGGAGTAGTTAACAATCGTCTCTAGGGCGGGTTTAATAGCCTGTGGCACTGGTACACCGCCTGTTGGGAGGTTATGTAACAAGCCATCTTTATAGGCTTTAATCATCTCTTTGCCGTTGTCATTGCCGTAGGCATAGCGTAGGGCTACCTCTGGAACGACTTTGAATAGGAAGCCAACCTCGTATGGGACAGGAACTTTAAGAAATCCTTCTGAAATTGGGTTCTTGATTAACCAATTGTTATCTTTAACGTAGTTAGGTTGTTTTTGATACTCCTCATCATCTTGCATCAACATAGCGTAGGCGACTGAAGAGCCAAACATTAACGCAGCTCGCTGTTTAAACAGCTTCTTAGCTGCTTCTTTCTCCGAAGCTGGCAAGTTGTAACCTGTCGCTGCACGATATACGGTATCCAAGGAAGTGATGGATGCCGACAAGAATGGGATCATTTGACGAGCGGCATTCAGGATCTTGGAGTTTCCGTGTACTAGGAAGTTAATAGCCTCACGAGACTTCATAACCGCATAATTAACTGCCTCTTCTTCAGTCATGCCTTTATTCAAAGCGGACTGCTTTTCCTTCTTGAAAATAGCTACACGGGTTGCCGCATCGGATGCCTCATGCATCAGCATTAGCTTGTGGAACAGCTTCTGAACGTTGCTTGGGTCAACCTTTTCTGTGCCAACTTGCTCAAGGAATGTTTGGAGATCAAGGGTGCTGTCGTACTGTCCAATAACCCCACGGGAGGCAAGAATCTTAGCCTCTTCCGAGTTCTTACGTAGGACGTTGATGTATTCCTTAGCAGAGTGGAATGGAGTAACAATACCGCCATTAGCTACGATGCTGGCATGGATTGGATCACGGATTAACTGACGTATCCAGAACATGGGGTTCAACAAAGCACCCGCACGGAGAACGTTAGTAGCCCCGCCAAAGAACTTTAAGACAGGTCCAAGCTCATAATGCATGGACTCAAAGGCGGCAAGGTCAGTAGCGTTATCCACAACAACGTGAACCACACCCTTTGAATCTGCTAAAGGATTGGTAGGATCTTTGTAACGTAGATTAATTCCTTGGGCATCAGGATTGCCTACATCAACACCATTGCGTTTTTTGGTAGGTATTCTGGCGGCACCAGCATCAATTAACTGAGTAATAGCGACTTTACGGACTTGGTTTTGGTAAGCACCCGCTAACATAGAAGCATATTGTTTATCAATATTTTCCCAAATATTGCGTTGTAATGGAACAGGATTGCCTTCTTCATCCAAAACAACTTTACCGCTCTTATCACGCAAGTACTCAGCACCCTCTAGTTTATGGACTTTAGGGGTAGACTTTAGACCAGACGCAGTAAAGCCTAGCTGACGCTCCATCATGGTGTCTAAATCGGTATTAGAAGCCGCTAAAGAAACGTAGAACTTCTTGGCACGATAGGTATCAGCCTCTGCCTTATCAAGTAGTCCTACGTTCTCCCAGAGGTTTATAAGCCCTGTATTGACCTTCTTCCAAATATCAAAGACTTCCTGTATTTCTGGAACATCCTTTAACTGTTGCTCTGCCCATTTAATCTGCTCTTGGGTAACCTGTTTCTCACGATTCCTGTTTTCCCCAGTCTTTGCGTTATGGATACGGTCTTCTTCCATAATTTCTTTGCCACGCAAAGCACGAGCCACTTCAGCCACAAAGCCACGACCGCTTAGACCAGAGCCTTTGACATAGTAATTGTCGTTTAAACGGTCAGCCAGCACCTGGCTGTTGGCTAAGTTGTTAACTTCGTCTATTTCAATAATCAGGGAGCCGTCTGAATTAACGGTTGGGATACCAGTTTGCAAACCATTACGGATTAGGTTGATGGTCTGGGCTTTAGCTCTAGCCAATAGGTCGCCACGTAGTACTCCGTTGGTATAGATTTCTTCGTTTTGCAAACGTTTTGCAAGACCAGAGTTAGGATCTATAAAGGCAATACGAGTCTTAATCCGCTCTTCAGGGTCTTTAAACATCTTAATGACACTGTTGATGGAGTCGGTAAGTCGTTTACCAGCCGTGTTGGCAGACTCTAACTTGGTATGGTTTTCTGGAGGAGCGTTAAAGGAATAGCGGATGTCCTTAGATTCTGCGGTAGGAGCAACGTTAAACGCAGACTTGATCTGACTTGAGTCATAGACCGCAAGGTTCTTTTGACCGCCTTCTTTTACATAAAAAGCATCAAAACCAGCGGCTTTAATTGCTTTTTGGAAGCGTGGTTTTTCAATTTCTGACCAATTGCCATTTCTTAAAGCACGTCTATCCAATTCAACTGCCAATGATTCAGTTTCAAGATTATTTAAAACCTCTTCAACATCGTTATCATTTTCAAAATCAAACGGTTTTCTAGAATAAACATATGTTGGAATGATATTGGCACGGCTAGGCAACTGCTCTCTTAATACTCTAGCCATCTCCTCCTCTGGAAGATCACCGCTTTTCTTAGCCCGTTTATCAGCTTCTTTTGCAAGTTTTTGCAACTCTTCGCTAGACAATATTTTTTTTAATTCCTTAACCATGTAGGCTTCGCTGGCATCAGTGAAACCTTCAGCAAAACGAGGGTTATCAGTTAAGAAAATAGCATTCGCTTGCTTAGGTTTAAACTCCGTAATATCACGGGCAGTGCCGTGATACATGATTTTTGGATTGCCATTCTCATCAACAATCTTAGACTTGCCTTCTATGCGGTTCATAAAGGCATCAACCTCTGGGGTGTCAGGAGCCTTTAAAGACATCTTTTTCTTAAGCGACAGAGTTCCTTTTGTTGGCTCTACTTTCTTTTCTGCCTCTGCTTCTATTTGATTTGGGTTAAGGACACGCTTTACCTTAACGCCAACAGGCTTAGGCTCAACACGACCTTCTTTGCTGGCTTGTACCAGAATGCCACGTTGCTTCTCTTCAAACTTCTTAGCCTCTGGCGGTTGTATATTCTTACCAGACCATAACGCATTGCCGTATTTGGTAGGAATACGAGCATCACTGTACATACTTTGTACTTCGTAATGATCCGCTAGTTGTTTTACAAACATAGCATCGTCTGTTAATGGATCGTAAAGAACCAACTGAGGTCCGCTGCGGTATACCCGTTTAAACCGCTTGCCAAGATCCTCGATATGCAAAATCAGGTCTTCTAAACGCTCTTTGGTAACTTCAGCGGGTCTGCGTTTAACGTCAGTCTGCATCCTTCTAAGGATGTGGTTGGCTCCATAGCCTTGATCACTAATGTCGTCATGCGTACCAACAGGTAGGCGGATAGGGTATTTAGCAAATGGTGCGGAACCTGGCATAAACGCTAGGTTGCCTGTGTTGTTGGGGTTTTTCTCTGAGACTAAGAACGTGGTTGGGTCTATGTTGCCCAACGCTAGAGAATACTTACTTTCAGGGGCTACTTCTTCTGCTCTAAAAGAAAATTTACCGATGGATTTAGCCTGTTCATCAATTCCTTGATCGTATTCTTTAACTTTTACACCGTCTGTTTTTGTTGGTGCCTTGTTATAGGTTGGGTCATAGACCATGAAAACAACATCAGGCTCCCCTTTGTTAAAAGGAAGAAACACTTCTTTATCCCAGTTATCTGGTTTATATTCATCATTCCAGCCTAAACGAGCAACAATCTTGAAACCATTGTTGTAATACAAATCTGGCAATACAGTATCAAACGCATCTAATCTTCTACCGCCTTCTTGTACTGCCAACTGCATAATTCCGTTAACGCCACCAACGTATGGTTCTGTAGAAAATACAGAAACAATATCATCACCCTTTAAGGCAAAACCAGCTTTTCCATCTTTGGTAAGGAATGTACGCATATTTGCGTATTCTTCCTCTGGGTATACATAAACTGCCGCCCCAAATTGGGTACCTTTTTTTGATGAAGCAATAGATTTTTGAAATAATTCAGCACCGCTTGGATCTAATTCATAAAAAGTTGGGGTATCTACATCGGCAGTTAAAAGAGCGTTTTTAAAACGAATAACAGGTTTAAATTCTGCAATTGCTTTTTGTCCTAAAACCCGAAATCCTTTGCCATCTGTTCCGCCATTTCTCTTGTAAGCATTGGGTGTCTCTTCATTGCGTTCTCTATAGGATCGTATGATTCCCCTTGTGATGAAGTGTTTGCGTTCTTTTCCAGCAAAGCCAACATCTCTTCCTTCGGAGCCAATTTTAGAGGGGTACTTTCCAAAATCTCGTTGTATTGCTGCTGTTCTGTCTGCATATTCTTTCTCCGTAGTTGCTTCTACATCTTTAATTTTTGACTCAGGTATGCCGTTTAAACGGGCTAGTTTGGCTGCTGCGTTGGAATAGTCTGGTGCTTCATCATCAGTATAACCTTCGCTGACATTACTTTCTTTTGCTGCATCGTACAAACGCCTTTCTGGATACCATAACAAAGCCTGCAAATCAGACATTGTCATGTTTGGGTAGCCACGTTTACGTATGCCGTCTAATATTCCTGAGAAAACCTCACGAATGTAATTTCTTTCAGCAGGACCTGCTGGTGCTTCTTTTTGTGCATCAATGTAACCAACAAGACTATTAGATGTTTTGCGAATTGTTTGCCCAAGATCGCTTTTATTAAAAATTGATCTATTTGCGGGCTTGATTGAAGCCTTGTTAATTGCAGTAGCTAAAGCATCAATTGCTGTGTCGTTTGCAAAATCTTTTTCTGTAATGGTTTTGTTAATAACTTGTTCAAAACGTTCACGAGTTTGTTTGTTTTTTGATTCAACCAATCCTTGGATCAAATCGTTCATCTCACCACGTTTGTTACTAATGAGACGTGCGTTGTCTTCAATTAAAGAACCAGTCCAACGACCCCAAGTACGCATTAACCAACGATCCATCGTTAGTTGATCAAAAATACCGTTTAAATTAGAGAAGAAACCATTGCCAATCTTTGGTCCAAGGATGGATGCACCCAATACTCTTGTGTCAGCAAATTCACCGCCTACTTCTAAATTTGTAATTCTTTCAATTTGTTTGACCGTAAACTCAGTAGCCATGAATTTACGCATATTATCAATGCCGTACTTCTCGGTCATCAAATTAAATAACTCTAAACTGTTATTAATGGCTTGTTGTGCTTCTCCAGCACTAAGATTGGTTGGCATCTTCCCTGTTTTTTTGTAAGCTTTGTAAGCTTGCTCTGCTAACTGGAAGTTCTTGTCAACTTTTATACCGTTAGATGTAACAGCTAATGCCCAAGTAAATGCAAATTTTGCATCTGGATCGGTTTTAATCTCTGGATGCATTAAAGCAATAACATTTAAGGCTTTGGCTACGGTTTTATCGTACCAACCTACTGCATTTGCATTGCTTTTTAATGCATAAATAGCATCATCTATACCAGCTTTAACTAAGTGTTTGGTAGTTTCGTCTTCTGTAGATGAGAGATCAATGCCTTCTTTTTCGGCAGCAGCCAATACTTGATCTTGAATGGCAATTTTTAAATCACGGTTGCGTTTAAACTTATCGCTGTTGTCACGGGCAAATTTAAAAATATTTTCTAAAGAAGATGTTTCCAACAATGGCTTTTCTTCTGCACGTAATGAATACTTAAACTGTGATTTAGGTGCATATACCGCATTTTTAGCCAGCACGAGCGGACCAATCTGAATTACTTCATCGGCAGAAACAACAGGTTCGGTTGTTTTACGGTCATAGAAATAGCTATGACGCTCTGGATCCATACCAACCTGTGTCCATGCTGGGTCGTTTAAAGCCTCTTCTGCTCTTGCAACCGCTTCTTTTTCACTAATCTTTTTGTAGCTACCTTTAATGGTGGCAATTGTGCCTTTTGGCTTTCCACCAGCAATACTTGCGGCAGCTTTTTCAGACATACCAAATGTGGCATTAGTTACTGAGGCTACGCTTTCATGTCCAATCTTCTTGCCAGCACCAAATCCTGATGCTTGTTCATGGATGGTAGGAACCCATACCCCATAACGGCTATATGCTGGAATATCTAGTCTTAAGCCAACTGGGTGACCATTCTTTAATGTCTTAGATGGAACACCATAGGTCTCTTTGTCTTCAATAGCACCTATAGCTTCTGCTTTTGTAGCTGGTTTTGGAACAAAATCATACGGCATGATTGTTTTGTACTTATTAACCAACTTGTCGTACTGTTTGGCGGTTATCTCTCCAGCCTCAAGCTTTGCCATTCCCTCTTGTAGCTCAGGAATACGCTCGGTAACCTGTTTAAAGTCCATATCAATACGTCTTGTTTTGTCGTATTTAATGCCTTTTTCAGTTTTAACAGGCTCAAGAGTTTTAATACCACCTTCTTCAACTTTGGCAAATATTTCATTGGCGGTAGTAAAGCCTAGTTTGTTAAGGGAGTTACGTAGGGCTTCAAAGAACTTCTGTAGGCGGTAAATGATGTTGCCAATCATGCCTGCTGGCAGTTTGTTCTTGCTATAGAAACGGAAAGCCTCGGCAATAGCCTCTTCTTGAATGTATTCGTCAAAACCTTTTAGGCTACCGTAGTCCTGTTTGTATTGATCTTGATAGCGTTTAAACAGCCCACGATCAGTGATGAACTTTTGAATCCACTCGGACTTAGCCTTGTTTGTTAGGACTTTCCATTCGGCATCGGTAAACCCGCCAAGCTCTTTAATAGCATGGATGGACTCATGGCGAAGTGTTCCCATGACATCTTTGGCATCTAGAGCCAATGTAATTAAGTTTTTAACGTAAGAACCGTCTGCTTTGCCGTTTTCAATGCTATCGACAATGTTTAAACCAATCTTTTCCAAACCAAAACGCTTAAGAGTTGGCATTAAAGACTTGCGGAAAGCATCTATATTCTCTGTTAGCTTCTCTTGTGCTTCTTTTTTAACAAGACCAAGCTTTTCTAAACGTTCTTCAGCACCTTCTAACCCCTGTTTGGTGGTAATTTCAATGCCTTCAGGCTTCTTACCAGTGCGGGAGTCTAGTTCTTTTTGGGCTAGGTCTACGTAACGTTTTACTCTGCCTGTTTGCTTTTGAGTTGGAGCAGAATCAATGATCTGCTGCAATGTCTGGTCGTTTAAACGGCTTATGCCATATGCTTCAGCCTGTTCTTCGCTGTCAAACTTAACGGTTGGCTTACCTTTTTCATAATAGGTAAACTTGTTTTGGGTCAAAGCTCTAGTACCAACAGGCACTATTCTGACTGGCTGAGTAAGTTTTTGCTGTTGTTGCCGTAATGTTGCTATTTTTTGATTAGCTTCTTGATCTTTACTATAGGCTTTGGCTGAATCAATAAAAAATTGATCTTCCGTGTCTTCTCCTAAAGACCTAGCCTTAAGCAGTGCATTTTCTCGTTGCTGAATGCCAGCCTGCAAACTGTTAATTTGTTTCTCCAAATCAACAATCTTTGCCTGACGATTTCTTTCATGTATGACCAGTTCCTCTTCTGCTTCCTCAGCAGTTTCTTTCTGGTTGATCACTCGACTGCCAGAACGAATTTCATAGAAATCAGGGGCATCTCCCTGTTTAAACGTCTCTTTACGGATGTCCATGCCGCCAGGCAGCTCTTTTCTTGGAGTGGGTTTCTGGATCATCTCTACATTCTTTTCCACACCATTGACGTTCCGAACCTCAACGATACGCTCCAAGTCACCGCTAAGGAGGGCTTGGTCTAAAAGACGTTGCTGGTCTTTCCTTCTTGTTAGACCACTATATTTCTCAATCTGCTTTAGTACGCTTTCTCTGCCGTTAGGTTTATCGCCTACTTCTGCAAACTCTTTATTGATCCCGCCTAGAGTCTTTGTATATTGCTCAGGGGTATAGTGTTTAACCGTAGTAATGCCAGCTTGTAGGACTTGGGACTCAGACCCTACGGGAATGTTATCTAGTGCCTGCTTAACCGCCAAACGCTGGGGAGCAGACATATCCTCCAAATTACTGGTTCCAGTGGTTCTTTCTAGGAAGTCTCTAAAGCCTTGAGTATCTGTAGCAATACCACGCTGCTGGGCGGCTAAATTCAATACGTTAGGGGGTATATCGTTTTCTGCTTGAAAACCTGTCCTAGAGGCTACTAAGCGTCCTAGGACACCTTCTGCGGTCTTACTCTCCTCTGGGGTAAAGACGTCAGCCAAGTCCTCAATAGAGAAGGTCTTGCCAATACGAGCCTTACCCATTGCCTGTCTGCGTTTATTAATCTCTGCAATTTCCTTGGCACTAAGGTCAGTGGTTTGGAATCGACCCAAAGGATTGAATAAAGGATCGTCCTCGGAAGGCTCTACGTACTTCTTGTCTGGTGCGGGTAAGGCTAGAGTCTCAGGAACACCTAATTGTTGCCGAGTTTCTTGTATCTGTTGACGTTGCTCTAAGGCGGCTTTTTGCTGGGCTTCTTGTTCGGCTCTTTGACGATCAAGCATAGCCTGTCGTTTCTGCTCCTGTTCCATCTGGCTACCCTGACGGACAATGGCTCCACGCTCTAAGTAGGTGCCAGGTACGGCTAATGTACCGCCAAGTACTGCACCGCCAATAAAGCTATCAAAGTATTCGTCTCTGGCTTGTTGGTCTGAGATGTTTAAACCAGCCTGTAGACGCTCTAAGAACTGTTGCCCTACTTCAGTAGCACCCTCAATACCAGCCAGCTTGGCTGAACCAGCACCATAAGCGGCAGTGGTTCTAAGCATCCCTTGCTCGGCAATCTTCTTAGCTAGTTCTGGAGTGACTTCCTTGCCAGCCGCACCAAATAGCTTACCAACCGCTGGGATCATTCGTAATGAAATAAGGTCTAATGCAGTTTGGGGAGCAGCCGCAGCAGCAGCTTTACCTAGACTAGTTTCTTCTAGGGTTTTGCCTGTCTCCATCTGGCGGGCAAGGTTAGATCCTGTAAACTGGCTTAAAGAGGCAAGTCCAGCGCCACCAAGACCAACTGCTGCACCAAGACCAAGAGCTTTGGCTCCAACACCAGCAACTAATGGAGCTGCCATGTATGGTACAGAACCGCCTAATGTTTCTCTAAACTTTAAGAATGGAGCCTGAGACCAACCTTCTTCTGTTGGTTTAAACATCTTTTCGGCTAATATGTCTTTTTCCCTCTTATAACGTTCAGCATCTTCTAGACTCATTAGTCCAGTTTTGCCAGCTAAAAGGGCTATATCACCCTTTAAACGCTCTTTACCTGCGGAAAAAGCACCAGTAAATCCTGTGTCTTGTTTAATTTTTTCTGGACGATACATCATCTGAGCATAGGCTGCCACCTGCTCATTAGTAGCCCCTTCAGGAGCTTCTATTTCCAGAATTTTGCCGTCTGGTGCGGCTACTTCATAGATAGGCATTAGCTACCTTTTTTCTCTTTTTGCCCAAGAACCTTAAATCCAGAAAAATCGCCTGGTCCTATATTGTATTCAAAACCATGTAACCCTTGATACATTTTTTTGTAAGCTGGGTCTTTAGCTAATATTTGATTAGCAAATTGAGCTACAGAGGTTGGATCTTCTGCATTAAACCCAGCCATAGGATTGGCTTTTAAGTAAGCAACAGCTTGTGCATTTGCTAGTCTTTCTTTTTCAGCAACCCCTCTTTGTAAGACTTGTTGCTGTTGAAGGGCTAATTTTTCTTCTTTGCTTGCAATGCCACTCTTATAGTAGTCACCAATATTTTGATAGTGCATTGCAGCAATTCGGTTTTTGTCTAATGCAGCCTGTTGTGCTGCTCTTTGTTTATTTGTTTCTGAAAGATAAGAAACTCCAGACAATCCGCCTTGACCAATATTAGCAAACGCATAAGGAGAAGTACCACCCATCATTCCAAGACCAGCAGCTAATAAAGCCATGTTTCTGTCTTCTGAACGTTGTTTACCAAGAGCCTCTCTATCTGCGGCATTTTGTTCTAAAAACAATTCCATTGGAGTTTTTGGCGTTACTTCTGGTGCTTTTGTCTGAGTAACGGCTGATGCTTTGTTGTCTATAGTTGGAACATTGTCTACATCAGGTGTTTTTTTAGTTTCAACAGGAGTTTCTTTTTTGATAGTTTCTTTCTTTTTAGATGGTTTTCCATATCCACTAAATAACTTTTGACCAGTCATTGGATCAATAGTGTATTCGTCAATTTCTGAAATTAATGGAACACCAATATCTGTATAAGAGTTATCAAATCCGCTCATGGTGCTACCACCATATTGAAAATGTTTAACTTCTCCGCCACTAGCCATACGCACGTAGTTCTGCGTTTCCCTTGGCAATCCCATTATTCCTTGCCCGCTCTTTAAAGCTTTATCTAACCGACCAGGACCAGCATTGTAAGCAGCCAAAGCAAGGGTAGGATCTTGATACTTGTCATACATTTGTTTGAGATACGTTACACCGCCACGAATGTTTTCTTCTGGGTTTAATGGATCTACGCCAAGACCTTTAGCAGTCTTAGGCATTAATTGCATTACACCAATAGCACCAGCTTTAGAACGTGCTGTTTCAGGATCTTTTAAATTGCCTGTTTCTTTATACAAAACATGAACGGCTAAGTTAGGGTCTATACCTAAACGTTGAGCTTCTTGAATAACCATGCTTTCATATTTATGACCACCACGCTTTGGAACATCTGTTGGTGGCATTACATAGTCACCTTTTTTAGGTCCGTCAATCATCATTTTTCGGACAGAAGCAGGTGTTTGACCTTTTTCGGCTAGGGCAGATTCATAACTTTGTGGAAAAATAGACCTGCCAACTGGCATTGAATTGGCTCTTTGAGCAAAAGCAGCGGCTTTGGCATAGTCATCGTATGGGTCTATTTCGTCATCATCGTCATTACTTATTAAACTGCCTCTAGAAAACGCAATAATCCCACCGCCAGCATACTCTCGCTCTGGTACTGGAAGCTGGGCAACACCTGTATTTTCCATTTCAGGCTGTTCTGCCATAGCATTTGTAGCCATGACTTGTTCTAAGACAGATGGTGGAGTTTGATTATTACCTTGTAGGGCTTGCATACGGGCTATAGCATCAGCCATTTCTGCTTTACGCCCAAGAATAGGGGCAAGCATATCTTCACGAATCTGACCCTTCTGAGCCATTTGCATAATCATGGCTTGTGGGAGTTTAGCTAAGTCATCAATAGACTCAGTTTGCCGTTTAAGTGCGCCTAATATGCTCATTATTTATTCCCAAACATATTGTATAAAGACAGTCCTGTTAGTCCCATACCAGCTAATTGGCTTGCAAAACTAGGCGGAGGCGTAGTCTGGGAACCAGAGGTTGCGGTCTGTGTTAATGGTACACCACGAGCTAAGTTGCTCATAGTCTCAATGCTTGTTAATGGGTAGTTTAATTTAGCCATTACATCTTGATACTGGGCATCTAATTGTTGCTGTTGCAGACCACGCTGTAAGTCGCCATATGCACCCTGAGTTTTAATACGGTCAATGTCTGAAGCCTGTTGAGCAGTACCCAAAGCACCGTAAGTTTGACCTAGTTGACCATACGTTTGACCTAGTTGACCGTAACCAGCAGCTTGAGCCAATTGTGCTTTTTGAGCCGCCTCAAAAGCATTTTGTAATCCAGTTGCTTGAATGTTGCCTAATTTTGTCTGTAAGTTACGTTCTTGTTCAGTTTGTGCTAATAACTGTCTAGCACCACCATAGGTTCCTTGACGAGCTGCGGCTAAATTACCAGACAATAAACCTTTTTGGGCATCTCTTAGGGCTTCTGCTTTATTGACATCAATGACATTTTGAGCGTAAGGAGACATATACATAGCAGTCTGCTCAGGACTTAACATAGAACCCAAAGCACCTAAACCTAAAGCAGTTGATCCTACGCCCAATTGAGCAGCACCTGTACCAGAACCAAACTGAGTTGGTGTAGTCATTTGTCCTAACTGGGTACCTATTTGTTGCTGCATAGGTGATAGACCAGCCACTCGACCAGACCCTGCTAGACCAGCCGCTTTTAATGGATCTCCATAAGTGGTAGCGTAGTCTTTAGATAAAAGAGTCTGTGCGGTAGGAAGAACACCACCAGGACCCGTAATATAGGGACGTAAGACCTCTGGGACATCTGTTAGTGCTGTTTGTATTGAGGTAGAAGTTGCCATATCAGTCCTTTACGCAGGCATATATTTGCGTGGGTTAATTTGTTTACCCTGTTTAGGGTTTCCAGTGCGAGCTTTTCGCACCTTATCCATCATGGAATATAACTGTTTTGCACCAGCCTTGGAAGATCCGTTTCCTAAATGACTTACTACATCGGCAGGAATAACAAACTCGCCATCTGCTAGACGAGCTGGTTGATTGTCATTAATAGTGGCTTTTATAGAATCTGACATTCCGTCTCCACCGCCTGATAAAAATCGTGGCATACCACCAGCGGCATATCCAAGACCAAACAAGCCTTTTTGAAGATTACCCTGATCCATACCCATAGCGGAGTAATCACCGCCTAGTTCATCATCTACTTGTCCGCCCATAGCGTATAAAGAGCTTGTTGGGTCTAACGTACGAGCATAGAAGTTTTCATCTCCACCAGTGCGACCGTAAAAAGTATCTCCAATAGATACATCACGGTTTGGATTAGGATTAAATTGATTTCTGCTTACTACATCAGCGGCATAGTCACGCTGGCGGTTAATTTCTCCAAGAGCTGCATCATACTCAGCTTGGCTAATAGCATTTGCTCGTTTGGATTCTTCTAAATATTTACGTTGTTCATCTAAACCAGCAAGGCTAGTTTCTCCATAAAGAGCTAATCCAGCCATTGGTAAAGCTTTTATGCCAGTTTTAGCTGCTTGGGCTGCTGCTTCTTTAGCAGTTACATTACCAAAACCAGTTAAATTTTTAATGCCTGATAGGGTATCGCCTGCTGTAGAAACTCCAGTTGTAGGAATTTCAGTAATAAATTTAGCAGCATTTTGTATAGCAGATGGCGGAGGAAGAGGTGGAGTATAAGCTTGTGCCATACCTGCTGTTGGATCACTTAAAGAACCAGCAAAATCACCTACTGATGGTGGTGGAGGCGTTACTCTAACTCCATCAACTATTGATTGTGAGTAGTCTGTTATTGGAGCAGCTTCTCTTGCTACCGCCTCTGTCAATCCTTCTTTGCCTGCTTCGATTGCTGAATCTGAAGCACCCCGCATATAATCGCCTAATTCTGCCGTAGCATAAGCAGTTGCACCACCAATTACAGCACCTTGAAGATTAAAGTTACCGCCTTTACGCATTACTCCAGAACCTCTTGCTGCACCATAACCTATTTGAAGTGGCATTGGGGCGCCCATTGCTGAAAGAGCTATTGAACCAACTGTCCCCCATCCGCCTGGAATAGTGTTTCCTACGGCTTTATCAAAATCTGCTAACCCACGGCTAACAGGTTGAACAATGGCTTTTTCTATAGGTTGAAAGATTTGAGTGCCTAATTTATTGGCAGCTTTATTAACATCACCAACAATTGGAATTTGATTAATCCCTTTATTTAAACCGCTGCCAGGATTAAATGGGTTAACAAAAGCAGCCGCTTGTTGTACTGGTTTAAATACATTTTTAATTTTAATGTATTCGGGTAAACCCGTATGTGGGTTTCTTGTTCCTGATCCACCCAAGGCTTTTAAAATGCCTGCTTCTTGAGGATTTATATGGGCAAGAATAGTATCGCCATAGCGACCTTTGCTTTGAAGTTCTTTAGCGAGTGTTTTTAAGCCTGCCATACAAGCCTCTTAGGGTTAAAGTTCATATAATAGTTACCGTTACTGTTCCTACACTAGCTGTTCCCGAAACGCCTTCTAAATAAGCATAATTTGGCAGGACTACTTTTAAGTACTCTCCATCCCGAAAGACTGTGCCTTCTTGCAAATTGTACCCCGATGTTGGCAAATTTAATAGCCGTAAGCCATCCATCTGTAAAGGCACGTTTGAGTCTAATTGGTTGAAATAAAGCCGTAAAACACCAATAAGCTGAGATAGCTGTTGTTGGTCGTATTCTGGCGGAGCCAAAGGTAAGGCTGGCGCACGGAACCGTTGCATTCCCATTATCTACGCCCATCTGGTCTACCATCTAAACGAGGACTACCTAACTGCCATTGGACATTTAAGTCTGTGGACTGAATCTGGATTGCCATCTGTCTAGCCCTAGCCCGCAAGAATATCTGCTCGGTGTATATATCAACCGAGGTTTCAATGACATTTCCTGACTCTATATTGCTATAGGCGTTGCCAGGGAAGTTCCTAGGCTTGATATACATCGTGACTGTCGGGGTAGCGGCAGTAGAGCCTTGGAAGTTAATATCAGGGATAATCCGCTTAGTCAGGATAAACTGATCCCCGTCTACAAGGTCAAAGTCCGAAGAGGATATATAAGAGGTCATTGGCAACAAATCGTCATTCGCACCACGCTCATGGTCATAGATATAGTAACCGCCAACCGCTTGAGGGTATTCCCTTAGTGAAGAGTCATTCCATGCAGTACGTCCAATTGTGCCGTAGTACCAGATCTTTTCTAGGTGGTTATAGACTACATAAGCGTTATTAATATCACTATTAGCCGTTGGGTAGAACCACCAGATCTCATTCCAGCCTTCATTCGTTCCACAGATAATCTGGTCTGCTTGGTTGTAATTGAGGTTAGTAAAGACGTGGTTTCTTAAAGTAGACGGAAGTGTTTCAACTCGTCCAGAATAGGCATAGAACTTATCATGCCCCATCCAATAAGCCGTGTTATTAACGACTGCCACGCAACGGGGGCTAAGGATTGAGATGTTATCGGAAAGTTCTTGAATACCAAAGACGTCTGTAGTTCCTAAATATTGGAGTGAGCTAAGGGTTCCTTCAGTGAAAACCAGAATCTCTTGGCGGGTGGCAACAGCACAGACAATCTGTGAACCACGGGAAACTCGTAAGAATCCTGCTGAATTTGTGACTAACGGAGTCCAGACATTAGGCTGATCTTGGGTCGCCCAACGGATTAATAGGGGGTCAAACTGCCCACCACCATAAGGAGTAGCACCAAAGGCTAGGAGATGCTTGTCGTTTTGAGAGACCAGAATCTGCGTAGCTTCGCTAGGAACATCTGAAGGAGCAATACCATTTATGGTGGTAGCGGACAAAAGGGTGGCACGGGTCGTGAAAGCACTGTCGTAAGTCCAATAGTAAATAGCCCCGTTGCGGATGTTCATCGCAAGGTCGTTATCAAAGTTATTGAAGAACCAATCCCGCTGGATGTCTACCACAGGGGTCAAAGCACCATCACCCCATCCTAGACGGCTCCAAGCCCCTGCACTCCAGCCGTAACCAATAGCGGCTATATCGTTACCAATATTGATTTGGAAGGCTGCCACAATAGCCGTTCCGCCCTGATTGCTGGTAGTAGAAGTAGCCGAAGTCGTGGTGGTAATCTTAAAGTTATCGGCATCAGTAATACTGGTAATCTCAAACTCGGTATTAAACTCAGCTTGTGGGATTCCACCAATTGGTCCAACCACGCCCGAAAAGGTTACAAAACTACCTGCCGTAGCCCCATGTCCAACAATATTGACATTAACCAGATTTAAACCAATCGTGGTGTCAAAGCAGTTATTGGTAGCTGGGCTTACAAATGTAGCTCGAATCGGGGTAATGTCGGTTAAAAAGCCTCCACCTTCTAGATAGACTTTCTTGCTGGTGCCAAGGGCTAATAGGTTATCGGAGAAGCTCGTGATCCAATTAAACATCTGCCGACAGATGCCTTTGAGCGTAATGTCGCCAAAGCGTAGCCAGCCACCCAGTTTCTGAGGATAGCCAGAACGAAAGCGGATTTTGTCGCACTCGTAGAAACCACCCTCGTTTGTATAGTTGGTTTGGTCTCGGTTGACACCTGGTTTGAACTGTAGTTTCTGTAGTGGCATATTAGCTTAAAAATAAGGCACGTTCATCGTTCCTGCGGGTTACTAGACCTTTCAGTACTTTACCCCCAGCCAGCGTATATTTCAAGAACTCTTCTGCCGCTTCTTCCATTTC